GTTGTTCTGTACTTCTTACCTAGCCGTATTTTTGTAACAACTTTGAACTTCTGTGTTGACCCTATACCACCGCAATCACAGCATTGGACTGCTTGTGTCTTTTTTACTACGCTCGTAGTTTTTCTTACTGCTTCAATAAACTGGTTAGAGGTCATAAAGGGTGGTCTGAAAGCTTTGCCGTCTTCACCTGTACCAATATTGAAGATATGTTTGTGTTCTTTTTTATCAATAACTTCACGCGAATAAACTACTTTAGTCATATCAGCACCCGAATTTAGATTAATCGGAGTGTCGCCCATCAGTTCTTCAACTAAGTTATTTAGGCTTTGGGTAAGCTCTGCCTTTTCCGTTTCAAACAGAAGCTTAACTTCGTTTAATGCTTCCGTATCAATCTTCACTCCGTTCATCTCGATTTCGCACAAGAAAAGCAGCATTTCATTCATAAATGGAATTACAGTCTTCAGGGAACTATTATGTTTCCGTTCAAGAATGTCCTGTTGTGCAAGGAAAAGTTCACCTGTGGCTTTAACATCTGCCTCGGCATACTCATTAACTATATCCAAAGGCATCGACTCAAATCCTACGCCTGATTTAAATAACTCATCAACCAAATCTGATTTTTTAAAGCTTCTAGTCTTCCGTCTAATCGCAGACTCTTTTAGAGAAAGTCTTCTCCGTTGGCCTTTGGCTAACAAATACTCACAAATCATGGTATCATACACCAGAGGCGGTATTATGAAGCCCATCTCTTGAAGCCACTCAATATCAAACTTAGCGTTATGACATATTATACCTTCGGCTGCATTAAGTAAGGTTTCAAGATGATCTACAGGATCACAGCCTTTATATTCATCATGATACCAAATCAACTTATGAACAGTGTCTACTGTATCTAAACCCAGCCATCCGTAATAAGCACCTACACATTTGTTAAAAGGGTTTTTAGGTGAGTTATCTAAACGGTTTGAGATTGTTTTGACTGTTGTTTCTAAATCTAAAACAAGCCACTTCTTATCTGCATCAAACTCCATAACGAGAAGTCTTTCCGTTTAGATTGCAGATAACTACTCCGTGCCAGCCCGATATTTTATTCTTCATAACATTAATATATCGAGTACTGTCGTTTAGATTATTTTTATCTATTGCAGCTCCAACGCCAATGAGTAAGTCACACTCAGATTGCTTACCCACTTTGCTACCTTCTAGCATTGACATGGTTAAAATAGTTTTACCTTCTGCATCTCCCGAACACTGGGATACTCCGATTACAGCACAATTATGTTTCTTAGCTAATTCTCGTAAGCGATAATATAAGTCTCGAAGGCGTTCATGCCCGCTGTTAAACTGTTGAGTTAATGCGATTTTATCGGCCATATCCACGATACAAATATCTGGAGCCTTTAAAGCTAAAAATTCATCTAACTTTGATAGTTCCCATCCGTGGGATTCAATGAAAAGTAAGTTACCACTTATGCTGTTGAATTTTTCTTCAGCGGCTTCTGGATCAAATATTACTTCTTCTTTACTTAAATTATTATACGCCATGAGCGCCCTAAATTTGGTTCTCTTTCCAAATTCTTCATTAGCAATATAAACTACCTTTGCACCTTGGTGACAGAAACCATCAGGGCTGGCGCAAAGTGAGACGGCGAGAGCAGTCTTACCTACATTGGAGTAGGCGGCTATAACTCCAAACTCACCTCTTGCAATGCCATAAACATGTTGCGCTAGGGTAGGGATGTTAAATCTAAATCTATTATTATTAGAAACTGTTGCTAACATTTCATGAACATCAGCAGTGACTATACACTCATCAAAGTCAAAAGTATCAACGAAACCTCCTGATACTTTTGATAACAGGACGTTAAGAGCATCCATTGCAGTTGTATCGCCTTCGGACATCTTAATACCGAGGTTAGCTATGTCTAAACCAATAGATTGTCTCCAAAGGTTTTCAATTACATCTCCAGCTATTTCAGTATTCAAATTAGGTGCAGCACTTATACTGTTTGCCAGCGCCTCAATTTCATCTGTCCAAGCACCTGTTGAGCTAGGGTTCTGAGATCGCCAGTAAGAAAACATTTCCGTGGAAGTAATATCAGTGCTAAATTTATCGTGCATAGATACAATGGTTTGATAAAGTTCTTTAACACCATCTTCAAATAAACTTGGGCGTAGTGTAGCTCTGTTATCGTTATAAAATTCGTAATTAAGGCAATTCTTTAATAATGATTGGTACATTTTACTCTTTCAATATGTGTCCCTGGGAACATGTCTTAGTTGTTGTTGGTAATCACTAACTAGCGATTTAAACAACACCTTACAATATTGTTAAGCAAAAAAAAACCCCCAATTAAGGAGGCCTTTAATTCTATTATATTTATAGATTAGTTAGAGCGGAATTTCATTTTAGATAAGTCCACTTTATTAGAGCCTCTTCGATCACGAACTTCTACTTGGAAGTGTATGACATTTTTCATCTCAGCAGTGTATTCTTGTATCAGTTTTATTAGATTATCTTCAACATCAGCGGCTTCTCGATAACCACCTTCTATATCTAGGTCTAATATAGCAATTGCTCTAATCTTCTTCATTGGTATTCTCCAGTTTATATAATATTGCCTAACGGCATTTTTATTCAAGAATTACTTAAATGCTCTAAAGCATAAGCCACTTGAGGGCGCAATGTATCTTTTGCAAAATATAATACTCTTTTTTGCAAAAGATATTATTATACTACTGGAGGTGCATGAGCAGGGCAACACCAACTGGATACGGGTATTCCGACGCAAGTGCCTTGCGGCAAATAAGATGACACTACGCAAGGCTTATGAACGTATATTCTATGTCTATGTATTAACATATTAAATTTATTCTCCCCCTTAAATTAATACTATGATCCGATTAACTCTTTTATCCTAGATTTAGTTAACAATTTTAAGTCTACACTTGTTAACCTCACTTTTACGTCCGAGTTAATACGTCTCTTAATTACAATAGCCTTACTTAATGCGTCTTTGTCAAGCACTAAGTAAGTGTTATCGTAAAACTTAATAGAATTATTTATTCCTGATGTAAGATTTGTCCCAAGCAATGCGACACCAACTAAGCCTTCTACTCTGCTCACAGAACAAGCTGATGGTATGTCTTCAACTAGGATCGCAGTTTTACCAACGCCTATATGTACGCCTTGAGGTATTTTACCATACGTCACCCACTTAGCTGCCCTAGAGGCTCTTAGAGAGCGTCCTACAGCCCCTTCACCGCTGTAGAATACTACTCTATCCGCTGAAGGGTCATAACGTACCCTGATGTACCCGTTTTGATAGGCTTCCAGGCTGTTGACCTGATTTAAGTACTCTAAAGCTGGTGGATGGTTTTCTAAGGAAGTCGTAATTGAGGGTAGAGGTCTTTTATAGACGTCTCTGGTCTGAACTTGTTTACCTAAATAGTTTTTAGCAGAGGATAGATTACGTCTACCAGAATATATACCTTTACCCTCGCAACTTGCTCTATAACAATTCCACATTAGTTTACCGTCCATTTTTGACAGTGCTAATTTCTTTTCGCCATAACAAAACGGGCAGGTAATAACTACTGCATCACCTTCTCGGATTTTAATCTCTTTGATTATTTGTAATTGTTCAGCGTATGTCATAGGTCATTCTATAGGTTACTGCTAGTCTGTCCCCTCATAGGGACAGCGTCAGCTTATCTACTTATTTACTTCTGTCAACACTTAACTAATGTTTTTAATAATGCTTAACTAACAATTTAGTTAATTGTGTTTAAAATCAATTAGCTGTTAACAGGTATTTATACCTTATTAATAATTAATCTTGCAATCTATTGATTTTAAACAATTAAAATACAAAACCTGTTAATCAATTGGTCGTAGGTTCGATCCCTACCGTCGGAGCCATGTACTTAATTTCATTATATAAAATCACTTATGTGATCACATATTGTCATTGCACATTGGCCGATTGCATAGTGCAATTATGACAATATATAATCACAAATATAATAGATTATTTTTATATATCTTTGAAGCTAGGCTTGAAATGATTCTAGTGTGAAATTGGGACTGGTTAGGGTGTAAATCTGAATTGGTTAGGAATAACTAATGTATTACTTGTATTCCTAAACTGCTTTTAGAATAAAAAAAGGCCGTTACAAGGTTATCTTGCAACGGCTTAAATGTGTTGGAAGTGTGCGAAGCGTTAGGCAGCTCCTAAATTAAGCCTTCCCGCAGAGTAGTTGAAACGCTTAATATTGGCGTTGTTGCTTTCTATTTCACCCTCGACTGCATACACGACTAGCATCTTAGGGTTCTTGTGGCCTGTGAGAGCCATAAGCTCTCGGTCAGTACATCCTGCTCTACTTGCATTAGTAGCTCCTGTACGCCTTAAATCGGCTAACCACATGTTGCTGACCTTCTGTGAACCATCTTTATTAAACTGATTGTACAGAGGGACTATAGGTAGGCCGTAACCATCCGCTAACTTGCGAAACACTTTATTACATCGGTCAGCCGTAAAAGGTTTGCCAGTGGCTTCATAGGCAAATATAAAATCATCAGTATTTCGACGTGTATGCAAGCTGATACGATGCTTTAAATCTTCCGTCATTCCAATAGCCATATCTTTCCCTGTTTTTTGCTGAACAAAAGAACTGACACCTGTTTTACCTTCAATGTTTGACCATTTAAACTTGCGGACATCAACGGGACGCTGACAGAACTCATAGCACATCGTGATCATAGTTCCCATCGAAGGGTATCCCATATCGTCGCAGTACTTAATCATGCCTTTGATTTGATCAATTTCCCACATTACGCGACGAGGCGGTAGTGCAGGGCATTCCACTTCGCGAAAGACGTTGCCAGGCGCTTTGTATAAAAGCTTACTCTTAGCACCCTTTAGCGCTTTCTTCCAAACAAGCTTTAACACTTTTACGCAGTGGTGAGCTTTGTGTGTGCTAATTTCATCCTGAATGTACTCAAAAAGTTCATCAGCGTAATCTCCATCGACTTCTGAGACTAACATTTCTCCAAAAAGTACAGTCGTCAAAGGAATCTCCATCAAGTAGCTTAAATGATGTAGATAAGAGCGACGAGTGCTATCAGACAGGCGAGATGTACTAAAGGC